ACTGCAGGAGATATATAAAACTTTCCTTCTGGTGATCTAGCAACGTTAATAGTGTATGTTGTGGTAGTTCCAACTTTTCTAATAGCATCTCCATCAGAAAAAGATGCTCCAAGTAATAAAACATAATCAACATTACCACCAGTAGATTTAACAAATCCTACTGCAAAAGCTGCACCACCTTCTCCACCACCATCAATTTCCCATTCATCGCCAACAGTAAAGACAGAAGATGCAACTGTTCCTGTAAATGTTAAATGTTGTACAGCTTCAGACTTAACTGAATATTCAATAGGGTTGATAAGATCAGTTGATGCAACAGTTAATTCATCACCAACAACATATCCTGTACCGCCGTCTGTAATTGTTAAAGTTTCTACTGCTCCAACAACATCAATTGTATATGTAAATGCTGATGTTCCAACACCCCACTTAGGTGTGAAAGTTAAATTTGCTTGATAAAAAGGAGCTGTTGCAGGACCATCAAGTTCAATATCGTTAGCATCAACAATATTAATAATCTCAAGTCCGTCTGCAACAGTGGTATTTGATCCAGAAAGAACCTGTCCGACAACTAAGTTTGCTGTTCCACCAGGAATTGTAACAATAGTTGGTGCAGTACTAGCAAATGTAATGTCAGCTGCTCCTGTAGCGTTTGCAGCAACGTCTACTTCTATAGTAGTTCCATTTGTAATACTAACAACAGTGACAGTAGATCCACCAGGAAATCCTCCCACAGATCCACCTTGGTCTACTGCTAGAACCATGCCAGGTATAACTTCGTTAGTAGATGCACCCAAAGTAACTGTTGTGCTACCAGAAGTTAAAGAACATCCATTAGAAATATGTGTACCACCAATATTGACATTACTTGCTACTGCTGATCCTGGCAGTGTTAAAACATTCCCTGCGGTGTATCCTGCTGCCTTAGTAATCGCATCAAAACTCAAGACACCTGCATTTGCATTGACAGTAACTTCAAGACCACTACCACCTCCACCACCAAGTAGAGCATCAGCAACTGTTAGAACATCTCCAGCTTCATACTGGTTGTTACCATTGCTTAAAACAGAAATGTTAGTAACCGAACTAGCTGTAATCTCAACAATCAGAGTAGCACCAGATCCATTACCAGATCCACTAACGTTAGTAGCAGCTACACCAGAATAGAAACCATCAACATAATTTGTACCAGCGTCAGTTAGTGCAACTTCTAATCCAGTAACAGTAAAATCTACTGCTGCATCAGATCCACTACCACCTTGTAAAGGTACACCTGTAAAGGTTCCTGCAGCATATCCAGAACCAGTGCCAGCTGTTCCTCTAAAATAATCTACAAAAAATGTACCTACACCGTTAGAACCAGATCCACCATTTAAAGGAACGAGAGGATATGTTCCAAATTCATATCCAGAACCACGAGTAAGATTAATTCCTCCACTAAGTGGAATAGATCTTTTTCTTACAATCTCGTCTTTGTATAAAGTTAATTGAGTTTCCTCAACATCTAAAATATTTTTACTTCCCGAAACAAATGCAATAGTTTTTGAAGCTGGTCTATAAAAACCTAGAGAAGGTTCATTATTGAAAGCTAATGACGGTAATGGTTTCGTTCCATCACCTAATTTTAAGATACCAGTAGATAGATCACTACCACCTGCTGTGACGTTGAAAATTGCTGACGCAATTTGATTAATTTTTACCCTTTGCGATTCAAAGGTATCGGTCTTTGCGACATTAATTGCTGGCATTTTTGACTAACTCTTTAAGTAGTGATTTAATCTCAGAGATTTCATTCTTCAACATATTTATGTCATCCAACGCGGAACCTAGGTGTTTTGATTTACGTCTTGCTTCAATAGCAGAATCGTCCAAATTGATGATGGCACCAGTGTTTTGATCTCTTACAAGACCATCATGTCCACTTACTTTAATATAATCCATATGCGGAAATTAGAAAGATGCTACAGCTCTTATATCTTGAATCTTAGGAACGAATGCTGGATCTACTCCACGCATCACAATTTTCACTGCAAAAGAAGAGAACTCTTCTAAATTAGATACACTATATTTTAAATCTTGATATGAAGATTGTTTCTCAACAACACTAGAAATACTGTTTTCACTAGTAGCAATTTCAAGTACATCTGGTTGTCCATTATCATTAAAGTATACCCAATCAATATCTTCAAAGTTCTCTTGACTAGATGCTTTCTTAAACTTGAACAAAATTTCAATGTTTGCAATGTCTTTAACATTTGCCATTAGATGTACATTAATAGATGTAGCTGGGTTATTGATAACAATTTCTTTGGTAACATACTTAGCAACAGAAGAACTATTCTTAGAAGTGTTCTCTTCTACAAAGTCAATACCACTTGCATAAGATATCTTTCCAACCTCTAGATATGCATTCTCTGACTCTTGTTGATTAGGATACTTAACAAAATCTCCTACACGGAAGATGTCAGCAATTTGTAAACTAATATCAGCATTTCTGTTATAAACAGTGCTATCAATTAATCTATCTGTGTAATTATCATTAATTGGTTGAATGTCATTTCTTAAAGTCAATTCTTGAGTTAGACTATTCCAAACTACTACTCTACCAGTAATCTTATTATCATAAGTTTGAGTCAATACATTTGGATTACGAGCTACAATAGTAGCAGCTTCTTCAATAGAGAATAAAACTTGTGATGGATTAGAATCTACAGTGACTGAAGTCAAGCTTGTTTGATTAGATAAGGTAACTGTCTCTCCTTTTTGGAAGAATTGAGAAGTTTTAACTCTTACATATACAGTAGATCCGTCTACCCTTGCTATAGTTCCAAGAGTTTTAGATGTAGCACCTTGAATTGTTTGATCTTCTTGAATCTCAGTCCCACCATTTCCTGCAAGATCAAATCTGTATACAGGGAAGAACTCAATAATTTGATCTCTTCTACCAAACCTATCTTCAGGACCTGAAGCATTTTCAATTCTATTACTTACTGTTTTTACAGTAGCACTTGATAAGTCTATTATTGGACTCAAATGAGACGAAGTAGATGTAAGAGACATCTTATATGTTAAAGATTGACTTAGGTTGTTAAGTGTCTCATTGATCTCAGAAGCTACAACTTTTTGATTAGTGAAGTAATGTGGTTCATTCAAGAATGTTTTCTCATATTCTGATTGTGAATATGAAGTATAATTTGTAGTGGTAGAATCTACAGGAATAATGTTTGTAGTCTTAACACTAACATCTAATACAGTTCCAGTAAATGTTAAATAGTGAATTTGTGGATATAAAGTTTCAAACTTTCTGTTAAATGATGCATATGCAAATTCTCCACCACCAACAGCGTTAGCAGCTGCTTGAGAAGGTGATTGAATGTTATACATGTCAATACCAGAGTTAGTAACTTGGAACAAATTACTATTCAAAGTAGATGATGTGATACCACCAATTTCTTGTATAGTTCTATAGAAGACATAAGATTTACCACTATCTTCAAATCCGTTATCTCTATGATTAACCTTGACAATAGAGTTGTTATTTTTAAATAATGTTGATGAAGCATTAGAACCAGAACTAGCATTTGTTTCAAGTGGATCTTCCTCAAGTAATTCATATCCAAGACTATCGTTTTTAAGTAATAGTTCTGCTGGTCTATCAATACTAAATTCTGCTCTATAAAGAGTAAACTTAAGATCTTCAAATATATCCTCTGTCCAACTCTCAGTGTTTTGTGATCGGTAAACCGAACCTAAACCTGGTTGAGTGGTAATGACCGTACTTGTAGCAATATCAGTTTCACCAAGTCTAGAAACCCAAAGCTCGTAGTCAGTAGAATCAGTTTCTACAACCAAAGCATATTCAGTATCATTCTGTAGATATACAGGATAATCAAATGCAAAGTGTGTAGGTGTAGTTGAATTAGTTGCTTCACCAGCATCAATTGCCACACCCATTCTAACTGCTGGAGTATCAATATCCAAGAAGGTTTGTATTTCACATCCACCAGCACCACTTCCAACACCTTTAACAACAACAGATGGTGCTTCTGTATATCCAATACCAGCTAAAGAAATTTCTGTATTATAAATCTTACCACCTGATACACTGATAGTAGCAGTTGCAGTAGATCCGCCAGGTAATTGTGGACTTTCTATTGTTAGAATTGCACTGTCATAATTTTGACCAGGATTTGTAACTCTAATATCAGATAACTTACCACTATCTTTGACAATTGATAGAACGAAGGTAGTGCCATCTGTTGCATTAGCTAGAGTTACAGATGGGATAATTAGATCTTCATTTTGTACAAAAGATTTACCATTATGATTACCAAGAACAACTGTATAACACTGTTCATTTGTAAGACTATATCTTCCAGATGCAGTTGCAACTAATTCTACATTATTTTTATCAAATATTTTAAGAATAGGACCTGAGGCAGAAGAAGATGAACCAGTAACATTTTCACCTTGTAGAACTGACATGTTTCCACTAGCAGCACATTTAAGGAAAGTATTTGGAGATAAAGTTTTTTCTGAACCAGGAACAATATTTTTACCTGGTTTCTCAGAATCTACGTTTGTAATATAAGTCTTGATTGGAATGTTTGTGCTCTTCTTATTAAAGTAAAGATCAGCTCCAGTTACAAAACATCCACCATCTAGATTTTCTACTTTAAATGTTTGTGCAAGAGGATTAGGTCTTACAGGATTATCAGTGTTGCTTTCTATTAACTGTACACCTTCATTAGATTTAAAGTAAGATGGTTTTGTAGAAACAATACTTGCTGGATTTTCTGGAAGAATACCTGTAGCATAGTACTTGACCTCTGCATAACTATCAACAACTTCTTTTTCTAGATTAGTTGAGCTAGAAGTAAATCTAAATGTCAAGACACCAGATGTAATATTAATTTCTTCTGCTGATGTATCATAAGAAACAGTATTAATATCACCTGTCCATGAGCTATTCTCTAATGGTGGGAATCCAGCAGGAACTAAGATAATACCACTAGCATTACCATATTCATCTGTAATAATATCTCCATTGAAAGAAGATAAAGAGTTGCCAGCAATACCAGTAAATCTTAAATCAGGATTAACCCAACGTGATACATCTCTACCCTCCAAGAATGCATAGATTCTTGTATTAGGTTTCATTCTTCTGATAACATATTTTACAGGAACACTTCTTGCAAAGAATGATAATGAAGTAGATACTAAACTTTCACCAACTGTCTTAGTCTGAACACCTTTTCCTACCTCATTATTTTGAGGACTGATATTGGATGTACTTGCTACAGATGCATTAGCAACAGATGTGACAGCTTGTTGTGTATTAACTTCACCCAATGAATTGATAGCAGTAAATGAAGTAGATGTTCCCACCCAGTTAACAACAAATGAATTGAATAGACTAGAGAAACTTTCTTTTACATTATCTTTTGCTAAGAAGATTGTGAATAGATCAGTATTTGTATCTACAACTAATGGTTCTTCGCTCTGATCATACCAATGATCAACAGATGGAGATACTTCACCATCACCAACATATTGTAATACAACGAAGGGATTTGGATTTAATGTTTTAGATGCAAATTCATTACCTAACAACGATAATGGTGAGTATGGTAACGTTACCATATCTCCAGATTTTTGATAACCAGAAACTGATCTTTGATCTTCTCTGACATTAACTTCTGTAAGAGATATAGAATCTTCTTTTGATTGTGGACGTAGCACACTTTGTTGACTGTCCACTGCACATTTATAATCAAGAGATTGTAAATTACCTACTTTATGTGCTTCAAAATTATCAACGAAGAAACCAGACTTAAATCTGTCTAGACCAATCTCATCCTTAACTTGCATGTTAAGTGCTTGCTGTTCTAGTATGCTAAGTGTTGTATAATATTCTAATCTTTCAATACGTTTTTCTAGCTTACCAATGTCACGCATTGTATAACGACGATTATCTACAGGAGTAATTCTTACATCCTTACTTGTCTTGGTAAATGCAGGAATATATGCATAGAACAATGGTACAGCATCATCAATAGGATCTGGTTTAGTTGGGTTAAGAGATGAGTTACCTTCTTTAACTATAAATTGTCCTTTCTTATCTAAGAATATACCATCAATACGATCTAGATATTGAACTTGACTGAATGAGAATGTGTATTCAATACCAAGGTCAGGAGCAGGAGTGCTTGCCAATACAGCGCCAGGACCTGAGAATGATCCTTCTGTAACCTCCAACGATGACTTATCTAAAAAGCCAGGAATAATTGCATTGGAATCAACCTTAGGTCTGAAGTCAATTACATTCTTAAGTTCTATGTTTCCAAGCACAGAGGAATTAAAAGATGGAATTTCATCCTCAGGAACACCTGCTTCATGAATGTAACTATCAATAGTGACAAAATCACCTTGTGAATGCTCAAAGTAGTCAAAAGCAATTAGAAGTTGACCTTCAGCTGCTTCAAAACCTGGTTTTAGAACAATACGAGAAACGTCATATAATGTATCTCTTTGTCCATTATCAAATGTATATCTATTAGTTACATTAGTACCAGAAACTAGATTACCAGCTGTATCTGCAGAAGGTGGTTGAGAAGAAGTTCCTTCATAAACATACCTTAATTTAAACGCATCAGAGTATGATAAAGTTTCTACAACTTCTGTGTCATAGTCTTGTCCTCTAAATGGAACATTACGATCACCAGCGGATGCAACAACGATTCTTTTATTTCTTACAACAGTCTTAAGTCTTGGTTTTGCATTAGAAACTTCTAGAGTTGCAGTCAACTTAAGTTTTGGATATGTTCCATTGGAAGGAATAGTTCCAAAATAATTACTTGGTAAGTTAAGACTAATACTACCAGAAGTTAGACCACTACCAGTATCTGTAGATGATGAAATTTCAACAGCATCATTCTCAACATATATGATATCACCCTTAACAATATTAGTAGCATCACCTTTATCAAGAACAGTGATAACAAAATTACTTTCAGTAAACGCAGCAAATCTTTGTGTACCAAATGGTAACTGTGCAGCAAATGTAATTGTACCACCACCAGAAGATGCAGTAGTTACAAAATCTCTACGGAAGTAATACTTGATCTTAGTATCGTCTCCACCAGCTGAAATTTTTGATACCTGTTTACTTCCAGTTGAATACAATAAAGTACCAGAGTTAGTATTCTCTACCTTGGGACGTAAACGTACAATACTAGTATTAGTTACATCGCCAGGAAGTGCAGTGTCTAGATAGATTCTAGACTTAGATGATCCTTCTTGTTTTGTTGCATATTGTACAATACCACGAACTAAATTATTACTATCATCAGAGAATTGTATAAGATCTCCTTGCTGTAATAATATGGAAGCATCTGCACTAAAACTTGTAGATTCTACAAAAGTATTTCCTTTAGTACCAAAGAAAGTAAAGCTAGTTACAGATTTAATTTCTGCGTCTACTTGACTGTTTACTACAACGTCTGCAGAAAAATTATTTGCATTTCCAGATCCATAAGAACAACCAATAGACTTGACATTCTGTGGAGTGTATGTGGTTACAGTATTTCTAAACAATACAGGAACTACATTTGCCACAGCGTTTGGTGTAGCAGCACCATCAGGATTTTTTACAGTAACAGCTGGTGGTTGTGCATATTCTACATCTACAGCACGTCTGTTTGAAATAACAGCACCGTAGATTGAACCACCATTAGTTCTC